GGTTCGACCGCCGTTGACGGCATCATTGTTGATGATGAGAACCCAAAACAGCCGATTATACATTTTGTATGTGAGAGCTGTGGAACGGAGTGGGTTGAATGATTGCTTTGGAATTATTCACAAACATCTTGGCAAAAAAAGAGGAAGAAATGGGATATGGGTTTTTTAATCCATATACAGATTTCACGAGGGTGATTAATCCTCGAATAGCACCTACCCATTATACTACTGAGGGCGGCGGGACGTATTCTTTGCGACCCGATTTAGCCCGTATGGGTGGGCCTAATACTTATGTTGCAGTAGGTTTAGGAACTGTTTTACTTGGAGTTGCAGTGACATCTGGTGCCATTGTAAATGCATATGGCATTGTTATTCAACGAGAAGCACAGAATGTGCAGAGATCGATGTGGCGAGGATTCGCCCAAGGTTTGACAGGCGGTCCTGGTGTAGGAACCGCGTTAGATTTATAGGCCAGTGTATACACCGTGTATACATGGCGAAATTATACTGGCGAGTAAAGCGAGATGGAAAATGGACGTGGGTATCTGCGACCATGGATAATACCGATATGTATCGGAATTCTTGTGATCCACAAAAGATAGAATATATCGAGGTTGAGGAAGAATGATACTCATTTATTGTGAGTATTGTGAAGACCATGTAATTACACTTGATTGCATGAAGAACGTCGATATTTGTGGAGCGTGTTATATTGACGGCAAACATTTGTGCGACGTGTAAGCTCGTAACCGAATTATACGGTACGACGGAAAGCGTAGTCCCCGACACCTAAATTACAACCAGCAGTTACTCGACTCTGGTTTCACATTGATCCAAACAGCGAACGTAATTACGTGGATCTAAGTCTTGCTGCATCTGCAGCTAATCGCCGTTTTTATCGGCAAGGTCTTAGATGGGCTGTGGCAGGAATGTCTCTGCATACTGCAGATGGCACAACAGGTACTTTTGATGTTAGCAAGGTACCTGACACATGGGTCGCACAAAACGCTCACGAGAAATCGAAAGCGTTGTGGATGAAATCTCAAGACCAGGTTCTTGATGACCAACCGTCAATAAAAGCACGTTACCGTGATTTTAAGGTGTTTCTTGACCAAGAAATGACGGAAGCAACAAAGCAGGCTGTTAGTACTAACCCTGCAGTTAGTGATGATATTTTGTTGCCTGTTGATCGTAATAATCAGATTGCAAAAAATGGGGAATGGATTTATTCGAGTATTCAATTCCCAGTTGATGGCGGCAGTGCTGCACCGGCATCACGAGTCCTACATTTTGTAGGCGGAGATTATTCGACTGTAAGTAAGGGGATGATCCATGGATATGGATTATCACGAAGTCGACCACAAGATATTGATCCAAATTCGCCAGGGGATGGCGGATGGATGAACGAGGTCTTTGACGTCGCTGATAATCTTGATGAAATCCGAGAGGATGTTGAAGATGAAAACAACGTTCCTCCGTACCGTGTTGGTACAGCTGGGGAAACTGAAGAGTATTACCCAGGCGGAGAAAACAATCAAACCGATGCTGCATTGCACTCGGTTAGTTTTGTAAGCGGTAGTACAGTTGGCGGAAAAACCCGTGTTGAGGGTGGAATGTTCAACTGTGGATTAATGCGCTTTGATTGGTCTTTAACTGGGGCTGGGACATCGATGTTCTTGGCTATCGATTTGGTTCCTGGTTCCCACAAAGGATACATGTGTGAGGAATATTGATGACGTCAACATCAGGTATTGAAACTGCGAAAGCAGGCACTGCAGCCGCACGTATTTTGTGCGCTGTAAAAGAGAACCGAATCGAACTGATCGGTGTGATGATTTTGGCCCATCTTTTGGGCATTAGCGATGTACTCATCGCAAACGTAAGTGGGATGTGCTTTTGATGGCTTACAAATATGGTAAGACTTTCAGGAAGGACGGAAAATTGGTTCGATACCGTTATACTGACGGTAAAAAATCGACCAAGAAACTTGTTGTTGTCAACAAGAAAAAG